CTTACAGAAATTTAAAAGAGTATGACCTTGCATCAGCAGAAGGTAACCGTTTAGTAGGGATTATTTCAAAGACTACGGGAGCATTAAGCACAACTTCTCAAAAGTTAGGAATAAGTCCAGCTTCAAGAGTGAGACACGAAGCTAAAACAAATAGCCCAGATGCGCCTAAGAGTGACCTAGAGGGATTATTAGACTAATGTATGACTACACTATTGCGGATAAAATTATCACTTTTGCAGAGTCTCTCAAAGTGCCAGAGGGTGCTTTAGTAGGACAGAAAATCAAGTTAATTGATTGGCAAAAAGATTTTATCCGTGAAGTGTTCAAAGAGAGAAACGGCAAGAGAGTTGTTAAATTAGGACTCTTATCTATTGGCAGAAAAAATGCAAAGACTACGACCATAGCACTTATACTATTGGCACTTATGACCGTGAAAGGTTTAGCAAAGGCGAACTCTCAGTTAGCAAGTGGAGCAAGAAGTAGAGACCAGGCTTCACTTATTTATAACCTTATGAAAAAGTTTATCCTATTCAGCCCAGAGCTACAAACAAGATTAAAGATAGTTGATAGTAAAAAGCTTATTATCAATATGACTAACGGTGCAGAATTTACAGCACTCTCAGCAGATGCAAGTAACTCACTGGGTAGATCACTTTATTTTTATGTTCACGATGAAACTGCCAACCTAAAAGAAGATAGTGCGTTTCCAGAGTCTCTTATGAGTTCTCAGGGTGCATACGATGATAGCTTATGTATCCATATTAGCACGATAGGCGCATCAGATATTTACTATTTTAATCAGATGATAGAGCAGTATAAATCAAACGAAGATGAGTCAGTACATTGTGTTTACTATACAGCACCAGAGGGACACAAAGGCTTATTTGATGACCCTAAAATATGGGCTTTAGCTAATCCAAGTTTAGGACACTTCTTATCAGTAGAGAGTATGAGAGCTTATGCAGAACAAGCGAAAAACATACCAAGCAAAAAAGCTCACTTCCTTAACTACATGCTGAACCAAAAAATAAGTAGTGAACAATCGTTTATACAAGCGAGTGACTGGAAAGCAATTAAACAAGATTTTGACTACTCAGATTATTACGGTTTACCGGCAGTTGCAGGTATAGATTTATCTTTAGGCAGGTACGACCTTACAGCACTTGTTATAGTTGTCAAGGTGGGCGAAAATGATTATAAGGCACTCTCTTATACATTTAGTGCAAACGATAGCCTGGAAGACAATGCAACTCGTTTAAAAGTACCGTTAAGAGCGTTGTCAATGGATAAAGATGCACATTTATATCTTACACCTGGTATCACTTTCGATTGGGAGTATATGGCAACTCAATTTATAGATATTTTGCAGAATTTTGACATAGTTAATATCGGAGTAGATACTTACAAATGGGGAGAAGTAGAGAGATACTTTGACCGACAAGGTTACTCAGCACCTATTGAAAAGCTCAGACAAGGGTTTATTTCGTTTAATGATTATGTAGCAGCACTGGAAAATATGATTTACGATAAAAAACTCTCACATAATGGAAACTTCTTTTTAGGATACTCAATTAGCAATGCAATAGTGGTGGAAGATGCTGCAAGTAATAGAAAACTTATGAAGAGAAGCAGTAACCAAAAGATAGATAATGCGGTGGCTTTAGCAATGGCTTGTTATTTGGCAGAAAAAGACCTAGCAGTCTATGATGCAGATGCGGTTAGTTTCGCATTTATTTAAAAAAGGATATGTATGTTTAAAATGTTTAGAAAAAAAGAAGAAGTGAGAAGTTACTCAGCGGCAACAGTTGGAAGTTACTTTGATGACCTCACAAGTGGCGATGCAATGAATATTCCAGCGGTTTACTCAGCGGTGTCAATGATAAGCAATGCAGTAGCAAGTGCAAAGATGGAGAATAGTCCTTTAGGTAGAGAGCCACAAAGTAACATGAGCTTGTTTACCTGGACCAACACCATTGTAAAAAATGTTTTACTACATGGAAATGCTTTTGCTAAGATAGAAGCAAAGGGAGTATATAGACTGCTTGACCCTAAAAATGTATCTATGTTCTACGATAAAGACTACTTCAATATCGTTTATTATCAACACGGAACAGAGAAGATCTACCCAGAGGATATGCTTCACTTCAAAAACCTAAGTAAAGACAATTTAGGACAAATAGGCTACTCAGCACTTACAAACTTCTCTAACTCTTTTAGTCGTGTAAAAGCGATGTCAGAGTACGAGGGTAACTATATGATAAATGCTTCAAGACCTAGTTTATGGTTATCAACTCTTAAAAACCTAAATAAAGACACGCTTACACAGCTAAAAGAGTCATTTAAAGCTGCTTATCAAGGTACTAAGAATAGTGGTGCAGTTCCTGTTCTAAGCGATGGTATGGAATTACACGAGCTAAGTGCCACAAATACTTTAGTAGATGCAGACCTGGTACAGCTTAAACAAGCTTCACTCAAAGAGATCAGTAATATATTTTTATTACCAGTCTCTATGATGGACAATTCTCTATCTAATTATGGAAATGCAGTTGAAGCAAACTTGCAGTTCCTAAAGATGACCATACAGCCACTCTTAAACAGCATCAGGGAGGAAGTAAACCTCAAACTGTCCTCTAATATGAGTTTTGATACAAGTGCCTTTATAGAGGGTTCTTTTGAGCAGAAAATCAACACTCTTACAAGTGCAGTTGCAGGTGGAATACTCACACCAAACGAAGCAAGGCAAAGACTCAACTACAAAGACATCAAAGACAATGATAAGTTATTTGCACCGGCAGGAACACCAACACCAGGAGAAGCGTAATGAATTACAGATGCAATGTTTGCGAGTTTAAAGTAGAAGATTTTAAGATAAGTGGTTTGGCAGCACCATATAATAAACTCTCTCAGGATATGGGAGGTTTTAGGGAAGTAATAGCAACAGATGCTTTTGTTGATGTTCTTGCAACCAATCCGAGTGTTATTGCAGTTCTTGACCACTCCAGAGAGTCCGATAAGATTTTAGGGAGTACAGACAGCGGAACACTAGAGCTTAGAAGCACAGATAAAGGGTTAGAGTTTACGCTCGATGTTGCAAAGACTTCTTTAGGGCTTGATGTTCTTGAATTGATTAAGCGAGGAGATCTAAATAAAATGAGCTTTGCTTTTACTGGTGCAGTTGATACCTGGACTAATTACGGCACAGAAACTATCAGAACTATAAACAGCATCGAGCAGTTGAATGATGTATCGATCGTAAAAACTCCGGCTTATGCAGAGACAAGCGTGTCATGAGCTTTGAAGAAATAGCAGCAGCCACAGGACTATCAAAGGCACGAGTACATCAAATATACAATAGCGCTATTAAAAAGATAAAGTTCAGCATAAAGCACAACCACACAGACAAAGAACTCAAAGAAATACTACACGAAGTAATTGCACTCTCTTAGGGTGTAATCTACAAATGCATACTAAAATACATACTTTAAGCATACTTTTATTAATAAACCTCTATAATTTTATTATCTACAAAAAGGAGTTTTAAATGAAAGTAGAAATCTCAAAAGAAGTTGCGGAAGCAATTATAAAGATAAGCGATAGATACTATTTCGATTTATTCAAACAGATAAGAGTAAGTGAAGATGAAGAGTATCAATTTCGTGATGCAATCATAGAACTTGCTAAACAAATAAAGGAGAGTTAATGGCGGAAGGTGTCAATATTAAAATACAAGCACAAATCAGAGATGAGTTAAAAGCTTATGCAAAAGAGCAAGGTGTATCAATGGGTGCTGCTATAAAGTTGCTATTAGAAAAAGAGAAATTGATTAATGAAGTAAACGACTTAAAAGTCAGCAAATAAAACAAGAGGTGCTGGAACACCTCTCTAAAAACGAACAAGGAATTATAATATGAATTTAGAAATGTATAACTATACAATGGCAAGTAAAAACACACACCAGGTGCAAATTATTACGGACAGCTTAGATAAAACAATTACGGACTATGCTAGTTGTGTTGATGATGAAGAGTTTAATACAGTAGAAGATTATAAGAGCATGGTACTTGATTTACTGGTGGAGTGTCGAAAATGTCACACTCAGCTTGATATTGTTATAGATCAACTAAAAGAGGCAGATAACCAACTTCTTAATATGCATACGAAAAATGGAGATAAGATAAGGCCTCACTCAGATAATGAGTTCAAGAAGAAGTTTATTAGCATTAGATAGACACAAGAGGGTGTGGGCATCTTTTCCACTCCTTTATAGAACAACCTATCAACACAACTGGCATTGTTTTTGCTACCCTTGATATTATTCAATACAAGTCAAGGACACAACGCAATGCCAGACAACGACAACTTACTCACTCCTAAACAATATGCAGCACAGCATCAAGTATCGCCACAGTCAGTATATGCAAGGATTAAAAGAGGAACACTAAAGACTATTATTGTGGACGGTGTCTCTTATATCGCTCAACCAGAAAACACAACCGTTTCACAATCTACAAATGAAAAAAGTAAACCTATCAACCCATGCAAAGAAATCAAGCAACTTTATAAGCAACAAATAAAGCAACTAAATAAAAGGGTAAAACAACTAGAGAAACAACTCGAAAAAGAGGAGAGTAGGAAGAATGAGAACTACGAACAGCTCAAGGATCTATTCGGACTGCTTGTCAATAACAATCTAATCGCACCGGTTTCAAAAACTGATATTATAGATGCAGAAGTGCAGGAACACAAGAAGAAAAAGAAAAAGAAGAAGTGAAGCATATAAAAAACTATATAATAAATGCCTTTGTGTTCTTGTTTCTATGTAGATGGAATATCAACTGCTACAAAAAACACTCTAAAAAGTAGTATATACATTTTAATATTAAAGGTATATACCTTTTAAAGTAAAATGTAGCTACAAAATACTAGCAATATAATACAAATTGTACAATTCTTTTTAGTGTAAAGCATACCATTAGTAACCCCCGTAAAACAGGGAACAATGTTACCATATTGGTAATAAAACATTACAATAAATGTAAGTATATCTTACTCTTATCTTAAAAATATTCTTGACAGTATGCCTAATTGTGTTGTACAATTTCAGTAATTAAGAAGTTTTAAACATCTTAAGTTGTTCATATATTTTTATATGAATTTATGATATAATATCGGTAACAAAGGCACTGCCAAACCGCCTCGTACTCACCGATTAAAAGCCACTTGTTAAGGGAACTCTCCTTTTAATAAGTGGCTTTTTTCATTTATACCCTCTTTTTCTTACTCCTTTTTATATTTTTTTCGCTATAATTATTTCAAGTTATTATTTTTAGTGCATTTTTCTAAATGTATTATTAAGTGAGAGTACGAAAGGTTTGGCGACTTTACTCCTCACAAATAACTAATTCAAAACACGGATTAGATTATGAAATCTCAAAATTCAAATCAGGACATCGCCTCTCTTAAATGTTAAGCAACGAGTCTTTAATAGACTTACATGCTGATTTATTAGAGATACTTCCAGGTACTATACACGGATCGGACAGTAAAGCTTCAAAGAGTAATTTTTTACCAACAAATGAAGCTCTACACTGTAAATTCATAAGATATGGAACTAAGAAGTCAGTACGAATACTAATGTTTGATATTGACAACGCTCACGGCACAGTAGAAGCCTATCACGAGCACATATACGAAACAATAGGCATTTACCCTACATTCACACTAAAGACTGATAACGGCTTCCATTTTGGCTTAATGTTAGATGCTACTTTATGGCGAACACAATACGACTCAACAGCTGCCACACCAGATGCTTTACTTGCAGCACTAATCAAAGAACACATTACTAAATTACTAAATGGAGATATACACGGATCTAAACGCTTAATAGGAATATGGAGAAACCCACTTTTACATGACAGTGTTTATACCGGGAATACATTTAACCTGCTTACTCTTGCTAAACTGTTTAACATTGCAAAACCGACCACTAAAAAAGTAGAAGTATCAAATATCAACACTAAAATGACAATGGGCGATAACAAGATACAAAGAACTATTGATGATGGTTTCTACAAAGGGAACAGAAATAACTATCTCTTTTCTGTTGGCTTTAAAATAGTGTTTCAAGACAGAAGTAAAGCAATCACATTACACCAGGAACTACAACAGATAAATGACAGCTTTTCAAATGGACTTACAGACTATGAAGTAAGAAAAATAGCTGATAGTGTTCTCAAACTAGAACCTACAATGTTTAATCCTAAAAGAAAAGTAG